ATTCCTGACTTCGCAAGACTGACTCCAGCTCGTAATTTTGCTAAATCTTCGTTTTGTTCCATTTTTTCTTCTGCAATATCGCCAGCTTGCATTAATCTAGCCTTAGCAATATCGTTTTGAGCTTTATCGTAGTCTTTTTTACGCTCATTTTCCATTGCACGTAAGTCAACTTCACGTGATTTTAATTTTAGAAGTGGATCACCATCAAATTGTGATGTTATTTTGTTTTCTTCCTTCATAAAATCTTCTGTCATCTCAGAAATTAACACTGCTTTTCGTGCTTCTACTTGTTGAGTCAGTTGTTGCATTTGCTGTAACTGCTCTCTAAACTCTAATTGTATCTGTTCTTGTGCCATCAAACTAATATGTTCTAATATATTTTTTTGTATTGCACCCATAACCGCAGGATTATTTCTAACCATGTTAGTTGCCATAAAATTTAAGTGAGCTGTAATGTGTGCTTGGTGATCTTGACCAGGAAAAGCTTGAAATGGTTTACCAGCTAACGCATCAATGTGTTCTAATGATGGATCTTTTGGTGCAGTTGGTGCTGGTGGAGGTAAAATTGCATCTACATTTTTTACACCGATCGCTTCATACATATTTCTGTATACTTGATACAGATTATGTAGTTGTGGGTTTGATGTTGCAAGTTGTAATTCTGTTTGTGCCATTGTAATTCTCTGACTCATTGAGAATATATTAGGATCAGCTACAGGAACTACATCTATTCTGTCATCAAAATCTGCTTGCTTAATTGTTCTTGCACCACCAACTACATCATAAGGATATTCTGGTGGTAAATATTGTGCAATTACTTTTGAAAGTAATTTAAATTCTTGTTTCATACCTGCATATAGTCTTTTGTGAATTGCAGACATAACTCTTGAACCACGTTCTAGTAATGCAATTGTAGTTCCTACAGCTGCATTTTGTTTTGTGTCACCAACTTGCATGTCAGCTATTGCTGCAAATCTTTGACCTGCTTGAACTACAACACCTAACAATTGTAATAATGTAGGTGATGGTTCTTTGTATGGTAATGGAAAAAATGCATCTCTTAAATTACCACCTGGTGCATCTACATCTTTAAATTCACCTGGTTGTATTGGAGCTGCTTCATCTCTAACTCTAACGCCTCTCTGTTTAAATCCAGCAGGTAAATTTGCTAATGTACCTGCATCTAATAATTGACGGAGAGCAGAAGTTGCAGTTCTGCTCAATCCGCCAATCATGTGAATGAGTCCAAAGCCATAAAATCCTAGTCCTGGCAGAAATTTGAAGTGGAC